AAACTCATAAATGAATCAACTTCTTGTGGAGTCAAACCTTGTTGTGCTAAATTAGTTTTTAGCTGTTGTACTCCTTGTTGTTTCACAACTCCTGCCATCCTTTCTTGTACTGCGGTACTAATGCTATCCTGCAGTTCTTGCTGTCTGAACTTATACGATTTAGATTTCGGGTCATTATAGGCTTCCCATGGGTCAAACTCATCTTTCTCTAATTCAATACGTTGCGGTCCTACGGGTTGACCTGAACCACCTTGAACCATTGCAGTAATTGTATTTGCAATATCTGGTCGTTGTTGTAACAGATTCCCAATTGCTTCATATTTTTTAAGATTTTGATTTTCACTTGCGAGTTTATCCTTTTCTGACTGGAAGTATTTAGCTTGTTCTTCCCAGTTAGCATTAGAACTCTCACCAGTTGCTTGCCCTTCATCTTGCCCTACATTATCAACGGGTTGACCTTCCTGTGGAAGATTCTCGTTTTCATATGCGTCTGTCATTACTTCTTCTCCTTTTGCGATTTCTCTTGTCGTAATTGAGCTTGACTACCTATTCGTAATTTCTCTGACTCGAGTTTGACCGCATCTTTTAGTCTATCCATTGTGAGCTTACTTTCTGCTTTAGAAGTTGCAGCGTCACGATTGAGTTCTGTTTTGAATTTCTCAACTTCAGTTCGTTTTCGTGCCTGTATAGCTTCTCTATGTGCAGTCTGTAAGTCTCCTGAAACTTTCTTAATTTGATTCTGTGCACCAGCCAATGCTTGCTGTAATTGTTGTATTTGGTCTGCTCTTGACAATACGCCCTCCTTGTCGAATATATCTGTTTTCTTGAGAGCTTCAACTTTATCAATAAGCCCTGACTGATATGCTTGCATATATATTTCCCACTCAGCCCATTTGTTTGATGGCATAGTAGAATTACCAATAACACGTATATCAAACTGTCCTACCGATACATCATTTTCAATAGTCATCAGTTCTTTTGTTTTATCGTCATACATACGTTTGTTTACTGTGTATTCGTTTATGTCGTTATTAGGCTGTGCAATTCTAAATGTCTTTTGAAAATCGTAATGTGATTTAGATAGATTATATACTACTCTTCCAATACGTTTCAAAGAACCTTCAATATCTCTTAATTTTGATTTAGACCGTCTTTGTCCAAAATCCTCCATCATCATAGTTGCTGAAGATGTTCTAGGTGCAACTTCTGCGTTACCCTGCATCATTTCAAAAATACCCATATTTAAATCAATATACTTTTCAATTAATCCAGGCAACTGCATAATTGAAGACGATAATGGTTGCGGTGATGGAAAATGTGGTTCCCCAAAAGAAGCATCATATTCGAGGGTGGCATTCGGGTTTGCCCAATCTCTTTCTAGTTCTTCAATATCTTGAACACTTCCCTGAGGTATAAGAAGCTTTAATCCTGAGCTAGCTTGTGCGTGAGATGTAATTAAAGATACTACTTTGTTGAGGAACCTTTGAAAATCTTTGTTCTTTCTAACATCACTCATTGGATATGGAGTGTTGGTCCATATGTTTGGTACTGGTACAACTGGATATATATCTGTATCTAATACTAAATCAGATAATACAATCTGTCCTAATACAAGTACCTGTCTAATTCTTGTTTGCTGCACTTCAACAAAGTCAATAAAGCCTTTGTCTATTGCATTAATAAAATCTTTGTCTTGCTGTAATTGTTCAAATTGTTCTTGAGCAACTATACGTTCTTGGTTTACACGTTTATCCAATAATCTATAATACGGTACACGTGTCTTAGTATAGTACTCCATAAGTCTATATTTCTCTGATGAGTTTTTGTAATCATAATCCTTAACCACATCAGGGGTGAATGAATCCATGGTACGTCTATTTTGATGGCTCGGGTAATCTTCATCGCTCTCTGTATCTATATAATCAATTAACATCTTATCACTGTCTTCTTCGTAAGGCTGTGCAAGTTGTGGGTATGCATCCAATAATTGCATTTTACTCATTATATGAGATACCATAATACCTGAAGCATCATCAAAATACATGTGCCTAGAGTTTGGGTCTACATATACTTTGAATGGATTAAGATGTTTAAACTTAATTTCACCTCTACCATAATCCGCTTCCTTATCAATGTATGCATAGAAGTAACCAAGACCTGTTACCGCATAATCATGAACTGCTTGCTTGAACTGCTCATTGCCATCAGAGTTATCCCATATATATTCCAGTATAACTCTCCATACACTTGATAGTTTAGCATCAGAATCTTCTCTAGCTACCGCTGTAAACTTAGGTGGCTTAGATGTAATGATTGCTTTGAATTGCTCAATCGCAGAATATAACCTATCCATAGGCACTGCTGATTGATTTCTGGATGCAAGTTCTTCTGCTTCTGCCTCACTAAAATGATTTCCAAGATAGAAATCTATATCTTCACGAGCAGCTGTATCCCAGTCTTCTCTTGCATTTGACCATCGGTCATAAAGTTCTTTAATCTCTTTGGCCCTATAATCTTCTTTAATCATAGTATATAATATAAGAATAATTTATGTTTATAAACAAATGCGTCATATTCGTCTCCCTGTCATCCAATCATACATCTTTCTAGGCTTTATCCAAGAACCATCACGTTGCAATTCTTTTTTAGCTGTGCCTGCTTTTGGATTGCCTTTAGCAAACTGTGTTGCAAGATAAAATGCATCAATAATATCGTCATGAGAACCTTTTGGAAAATCAATAAGCTCATCAATAAATTCATGGTGTTGCTTTTTAAGATGTACAGCCCCAGCTTTAAACATAGGCTGCAAACCTTCAAACAATCTATCTTTCTTTTTAGAGTTATAGTTCTTAATACCTTTTTCTATGCCAGGCAAAAACAATCCTTCAGACTTACTGCGTTTCATTATGTAGTCACGTAACATTTCTTGATATGCAATTGTTTCAATATTAATACGTCTTATGGGCGTGTATTGTTTCGCAATCTTAAATATTTCATCAGCACACTCCATGGGCAGAACTCTTTTACGCCAATATTCAATAACGTAATAATCATAATCAGATGTAACCCCAAGAACCATAATAACAGAATAATCGCTACGCTTAGTGATTGTAGAAGCTGGGTCCACTCCAATGTAAATATTAACATACTTTCTATCTCCATTTGCAAACTGTATATACCAAGAGTCTGCTGATTCATCAAAACGTGCATTGCCTTGGTACAGTCCATCGTTTATATCGTCTTCACTAAATATTTGGTCTTCAGGTGATTTCGCCTGGTTCATATACTCTTGATAGAACTTTGCTGGTGTACCTGAGTCAATATAAAACTGTTTACGTTCTTCTAGTTTTTTCATTGGCCATCTTGAAGGCCATATAGGTTTGCCATCTTCGATAGCTTTACGTGTATACACATCCCAAGTATATTCTTCACCTGTTTTTTCTGCTTCTTGTTTATTTCTTACCAACACATTCAAGAATGCATCATAGTGTACAATTGTGCCATTGCACCACAAGAAACCATTTTTATCAAAATCAATCGCTGGATATACTGCTGCAGTAACCCATTCTTTAATCTGCCTACGTGAATCAGGTGTTTTGGTGTTTAGCTCTGATTCAAAGTCATCAAGTATTATACCTGTATATCTTGATGATAATTGTTTTTTACCACGTAATCTTTGTGATGTACCCTTGCCAATCATCCTGCAGCCATTACTCAAAGTAAATTCATCTTTGGTCCACTTATCTCCCTGCAAATCACCAAAGTAGTAATGTATAGCAGGATTAGAATATATGTGGTTTGCAATCCAGTTTAAATTATCTCTAGCTTGGTCTTGTGCTTCACCAACCCACGCAATAAACTCAGGCCTATCTTTGCTTGCAAATAAAAACCGATGCAGCACTGCACATGCAGCCAACGTAGATTTTGCATGGTCACGTGGCAATACCAATGCTAATTGTTGTTTATCTTTGTCTAATAATAGTTTTCCTACATCGATATGAAAGTCTGGTGTAGCAGACGCAAGAAAATCTTGTGGTGAAAAAAGTTTACCGAATGTTATTAGGTTTTTATGAGCTAGATGTAAAGCTTCTTCGTTCTTAGATATGTTACCATTAAGATTTAGATTTGCCATTAAATGTTTGTAAGTTCAAAATGCGGCAAGTCATCAAAGCCATTATCCTTGACTTCTGTATCTTGGTCCCAATCACCACCCCATCTTAGTCCAATGCCTTTTGCTTTAGCAATACCCATAACCATGCCTGCAAAGTATGTCATACGTTCTCTGTCTTTCCAGTCAATAGGGTAAGGTGCAACATCTACCGCAATAGATGGTTTTTTGTTATGGCGGCCATTTGGCCATTTAACTTTTGAATGTCCAGACTCATATGCTTTGTTTTGGTCTGCTTCGCCTCGATGTCCACATAATACTGAACAATCAAAGTATTTAATGACTTCATTTAAAATTTCTTGCAAGTCTTCGTGACATGTTGCTAATCTACGTTTTGATGTTTTTCCAAATCTTGGCATATTTACTCTTAGTCAAAAAAATTAAAGTTTTGTCCTGAAAATTTTTTTACTTTCATTTTAAGTTTATTTTTTAATTTAGGTTTTTTTTCTGAGCTTCTTTTTAACTTTATATTGCTTAAAGTATCTTTTGTATAGTTTAAAACTACATTACTATCTAAAGGTAGTCCTGTATAATTACTATAAAAATTTTTTACATCTTCTTCGCTTTCAAAATAATTATATTTTTTTGCATTTCTTTCAACAAATGATTCTAAAAATTTTTCACCAGCTTGCTCTGATAAAAATTTAGCAGTCCTGTAAGATTTACCATCTTTATCTAAAAAAGGTTGACCTTTTATTATTTTTATACCCAAAGAATCTGCTAGCTCAACGCTTCCTGGTGTGTAAATAATTGCACCTGGATTATTGTGCTTTTCAGTTCTATCTCCTTTTTCAAACTTCTTTATTGTTCCTACTACTTTATTCAAAACTGAATTTGACAATTTTTTGGTTTTTGTTTTTTCTGTGTTAATGTCAGGTATTATTTTTTCTATTTGTTTTTTTTGTTCTTCGCTTGCTGTCAAATAGCCTATATCAGATGCTACAGTAGAACCTATATTTTTAATATAATTTAAATAATTTTCAGCAATTTCTTTGCCCGTCCCAACAACACCTTGACCAAATGATTGATACTCGCTGGAGTCTGTTAGACCTTCTCTAATATTTTCAGAAATTTGTTTGCCAGCAAGATATTTTGGAATAGTTGCTCTAAATGGAGTAAAGCCTGTAGTTTTATAATTTCTTAACACTGGAGTTAAAGATGTTAATGCTTTTCCCAAAATTCTTTCTTCTATATTTGCTGCACCTTTTAATGTTGGTACAACTATTTTTTGAGCAGATTCAGGCAATAAATTTACAGGAGTTCTTAATTTAGACAACCCTTGAGATATACCTTTTCCTGCTCTCAATAATGCACTTAATATATTTGTAGTTGCACCTAATTCTTCTATGTTTGCATCACCGCTCATTAATTCTTCTTGTAAAGTTTTTGCCACTATCTCATTCTCCTAAGTAAATCATCTAATGTTGTTCCGCCTCCGCCAATGCCTGTACCAACTGATGCAAAGCCACCTGATGTCCCAGGAAAATATAATCGTCTTGCAGCCTGACCACCTTGTCCTCCACCACCTGTAAATTGTGGTGCTTGAGTTATTGCTAATATATTCTCAACATTTTCTGTCATTTGTTCCTCTTGTTCATCTGATATAACATCATCAATTTCATCTGGGTCATATGGTATTAAATCTAAATCTAATTCTCCAGGAATTACATCACTAAAATCTGGAAATACAGGCTGATTAAAATCAGGATTTAATTGTCCAGGAATTACATCACTAAAATCTGGAAATACAGGCTCACTAAAATCAGGTAAAACAGGTTCTGGTATAATCTCAGGTTCAGGCTCTAAATTTAAATCACCACCAGGAAGAACGTCTGTAAAATCTGGAAATATTGGCGGACCCACATAAGGAGGTAAATAAGGCTCAGTTCCAACTTCAGTGTCTAAATTTAAATCACCACCAGGAAGTACATCTGTAAAGTCAGGGAATATTGGTGGGCCTGTATAAGGAGGTAAAAGAGGGGGTGTAGTATTGCCTCCTGTACCAATTGCTTCACCCAATCCACTAATGTCAGCACCTTGTAATAATCCAGCTAGTATATCTATAACATCCACACTACCATCTTGATTAAAATCCAAAGCATCAAATATTGGTGCAGGAGGACTAGGAGCTGGTGCAGGCGGATTAGGGTTGGGTAAAGTATTATTATTATCAAAGTCTGGAGGTAGTACATCAGGTTTCACTTCTAAAAAACCTAAATCAAATTGTCCAGGGATTACATTGCTAAAATCTGGAAATATTGGATTTGTAAAGTTTGGCAATATAGGTCCTGGCGGTAGTGGTGGTCCTGGCCCAAAATCTGGTTCTTCAATATAATCTGGAGTAGGCTCTGGGTCTGTCGTGTAGTCCATGATATTATTATTAGGCATTATATTGCCTGAAGATTGATAGGGCTGCATACCCAAATTCATGCTACCACCAAGAAAATTTGTATAATTCTGCAAAGGTACTTGATTCATGTTTTGATATGTCTGTTGCATGCCTTGATTAGCAAGCGATTGCGAAAATGGTGTTAGATGTCCCCTAATGTGCATGTTTATGCGTCTCCTTGTATTGAATCCTCGCCATAAATATACAAAATATTATTGTTTTTATCAAACTCACTGGCACATTCTGGGCATATCCAGCCAATAACGTCCTTGGTTCCGTTCAAAACACCGATTCTTTGCGTATATTTAGAGTTAAAATACAAATTAAAGTCGCATACAGGGCACAAATCCTGTTCTTGCATGACTTTACTCTTCTTTGTGTGCAATGAGCTCTGTTTTTTCTCCACTCTTGAGTGCCTCCATCTGTTCTTCACTAAAACCAGCCCATACAGTCAGCTGTTCTTGCTTTGTATCGGTGTTAAACAGACCTGCAATCTTTGATAGCGACTCCAATGACCGCAATTTGTCTGCGTCTTTTTCCGCCAGCTCTGCAATATCTTTATATCT